AATTCTTTCATTCATACGGATACATCCAAGTTGTATCCTAAAAATTTACCGTATTGATATATACCATACTCTACTCGTCTTTTGAGGCTGAGATATGCATTGATTTCTGCAATGTATTTTGCTTCTTCATGATCCTGAAAACTTGCACGATTCATTTGCCAATCACTGCGTTTGACATCATAGTATTCATCAATTTTATCATAGTGTTCATCCGCCAGTTGTTCATTTCTATCGACTCTGCGGCCGGCCATGGCAGAGGTATTAAGTACAGGCATTACGGATGCACTAGCAATAGATATGTTCATGGTTCAATACCGAAATGTAATCTAATTTGAATAGCAGCATGCTTGTAGTAATTATGAGATGCTTTGACCTGTTGATCCATGTCAACTAATTTTTGATAACAATCTTGTATAATCAACTCAGCAAACTTTTCTTCTACAGGATCTAATACTAGCATGCCTGCTTGAAATTCATGTACTGAATCGTAAGCCTGCTGGTAAAGTTCTTTAATTCGTTCATTCATTGTTCAACTCCTGTGTCCAATGGTTTATAAAACTGTCACGGTCCTTGGTATTTCTAAACCAAAACGATGTGGGGTCCACATAGTATCTAGCTCCTGGTTGTAGAATTTTCACAGTTTGTCCAATTATACCAGGAACTCTGACGCTGGCAGGACCAAATTCTCTTTCAGACCATGCAACCATGCCATCCCATTGTTCCATCCTGTACACCAAGGTTGGTCTCACCGTATGATAAGGCTCATTATACAACGATCTGGTCTGACAAAGTAGATTGTGATTGTGTGTCACGGCTCAAGTCCAACCAGAAGTCCAACCAGGTTTCTCAACCTCAACGGCCCAATGAACTACACACCAATCATCAATTGCAGACTGGTCATGAATCAGGTGTGCTTTGTCTCCTTGCACCATCATCAGTATCCAGTTTTTATACCAACCACTAGATAGAATCTGTTTCTCTGACCAAGTCTCCACTACATCTTGCCCACACTCACCTGGAAATGATATTGAGTAATACTTCATTTTGCATCTTCCCACTTCCAGCCTAACAGTTTCTCTGTAAACCAAATCTGTATTCGTAGAGGTTTCTTGTACATAGCAAATGTTGTTTTAAGTGCTCCTGGACATATTACCCAATGTCCCACTGCTTTCGGCCAGTCGGTTATTGAGAATGATCCAGCAAGCGAAAACGGAACCTTTTGTCCTTCGTATTTGTATTGTGATTCTTCACTCATGCAATACACCCTCTTTGTGCCCATAAATTAATTCTGTCATACCAACTGAGAGTCCCAAATCCTGAAATGTTTTTTGGTGTGTACTAAAGATTTTATCAAAAATCACCAGTTTGTCTAATGGATATTCTTGAGCCAACGAGAATACTGATGGAATGATGCCGTAAAGTTCAATGATATTATCCAATTTAGTACCATTAAAATAACAATCCTTAATTACGTTTAGACTTTCTTTGTGAGTTTGAATAAAACTATCTGCACCATCTTTCCATGATTTTTCTGGATTAGCACCTTTGAGTGTGCCTGGATTAATAACCAATCTTAGTTTCTTGACTTGAACACCGATTGACTTTAGTCGAGTTAATTCGTTTGCAGCGGCCAAGATTGTTGAAGTTTTTGATTCAATAGAAACAACCAAGTAATAGATACCATTGTCATTTTCGTTATTGTTATAACCCATACTTGTTAACCAAGATTTTGCTTCTTCTTCTTTGAATGATTGTGAGGTTGATTTTTTACCTGCTTGGATGCCTTGTACTATCATTCCAAATTTTTGACTACCATATGCATCATTCGTAACAGTTTTCACAAAATGTTCAATATCACTTTGTGTATTTTTTAGGCGACCAGTGGTTACTTCATTAATACCACCTGTAATAACATCGTTTAGTGTTTGTGGTGAACGTGGATTTTCTGTTGGATTACGATATAAAGAAAACATAACAAATGAATGCCAGTCTGAACATTCGTAGTAATCTACGAGAGCGTGAGTGAACCCTTGTGCGATTAATTCTTCCAATCTGGTACGACCATCATTGAAGTATACTTTCTTATCCATCATTAGACAAGCGGCCATTGGTATATGAGAAAGAACATAACCATTCTGGCGAATACTTGCCCAAACTTCTGGTGCTTTATTACCACGGCCGTTAGAACGAGCCGATTGTACCATCATTTTATTTTTAACAGCAAATCCCCGCATAATTAATGGATATTGGTCCAGTTGGTCTTCTGGAATATCATATATGATATCTTTGATGGCCATAACCCGGCGGTCTTTAAATTTTAAACCAGGAAAATTTTTACTAAGTACTTTGTTGTTGTAGAGTCCGGGCCAAACTTTTGGATTGATGTAAGCCTTTGAAAGTTCTACGTGTTCTTGTGTAAATGTTTTTTCTGATAGTGGTACTGTATGTGATAAACTCATTGTGATTTCTCTCCATTATAAAGTTTGATTGTTTCTTTGATGGCACCATAGCCTATGCCGACTATTATAACACAGAACATGGAACCAACCAAGAGAAATAAGCAAATGATTGCTATTTGTACCAGTCTCTTGACGGTGTACAACAATAACGAAATTAACTTACGCATTTTTTAGAAACTTGTCGGTATTCCTAAATCAGGACTACTACTGTTGTCGCCAGAACCTATTACGCAGGCGATTTTAGCTTCATATTCCACTATGGTCCATGTTCGTTTCTCTTTGTTGTACATCAGTGTCATGTGTGTACCAAAGTTGGTTTTGCCGGCCCATATAGGCAGTTCTCCGAATTTCTCTGCAAAGTGGCTCATCACAAACTCGGCATTACCACATTTTACTTGTTTCGTAAGATTAAAAGCCTCTTGCGAATATGTTGTGTTGCCTATCAGGAGTGCTGATAGAAGAAATAGTTTACGCATTTTGGTTCCTTAAATGAAATAGTCTGGAAGCGCTGGAAGAAATAGAGGGTTATTGAAACCGATATTTGACGATAGTAATACCTGAACCACCAGCATAAGTGGTTGGGGTGGTAGAAACACCAGAACCGCCGCCAGTATTTACTGAACCAGCAGTACCTGCTGTTCCTAGATATGCTGTTGCACTAGTACCTCCACCAAGGGCTGCTTGGCCTGCGCCACCAACACCTTGTAATGCAGAGGTAAACCCTCCACCACCTGGACCATAATATTTTGTTGTGCCTGAAATGTTAGAAGAATATCCATCAGCACCATTGACACCAGTAGAATAACCACCAGCACCACCGCCGCCGGCACCGGTTGACGGACTGTTTTGACCACCTGCGTATGATTGAGGTGTTCCGCTAGTACTACTTCCTGCAGTGATGTTATATGAACCACCAGAGCCACCTCCAGCTGTAATTGATACTGCACCACCAATTACTGATGAACTATTACCATTATTACCCTTACGTGGTGCAACAGACGTGGTGCTAGATGTTGCACCGGCACCAACAGTAACAGTATATGTTACACCTGCAGCCAATGCTTGTGATGAAACATATTGAACGCCGCCACCGCCGCCACCACCTTTGTTAGTTCCAGGAGTTCCACCATTACCTGATCCGGCACCACCACCGCCAGTTGTTAATATCTCAACATTTAATCCATTAGGACCAAGTGAAGATCCGGTTAAAGAAAACGAACTACTAGTTAAAAATGTGTGTATTTTATAATCACCGACAGTTGTAACAGTACCACCAGTAAGTACTGCATCATGTGCTCCAACTATACCAGCAGATATACTTGGGCCTATTGTTATTCCTGGTCCAAATGTTATTGTTCCCATTTTTTTATCTTTATGTTAAGTTAGATATCGTATGATGATGATACCTGAACCACCAGCAAGCGGTGTTCCGGAAGGTGTACCCCAACCACCGGCACCACCACCAGTATTAGGTGCACCGGCAGTCGCATTTGAACCTGCTGGATTAGCACCGCCGCCACCCCATCCACCGCCGCCAAGTGATTGTGTAGTTTCACCGGAGCCTTGACCGTTTGTTCTGCCTCGGCCTCCGCCGCCACCATAATATGTCGATGTGCCTGATATATCAAATGCACGGCCGTTCCATCCATCTGCACCGGCACCACCACCTCTTGCGCCTGACAAAGAATTGCCTCCATTAAAACCGTTTCCACCGAAACCACCAGTAGCATGGACTGATTGTTTTTCTGCACCACCAAGGCCAGTGCCTGTTGGGTTTCCACCTCCTCCACCGCCACCTGAGCCACCTTGCTCGCCGCTGCCGTTTTGATTGCCGCCACCACCGCCACCAAGTGCTCTATATGTTAAGAATGAACTATTTTGTCCTTGGCCACCACGTTCGGTGTAATAGGTGACTTCAGCAACGCCTTGACCTACTGAAACATTATATGTGACTGCATAATCTCCAGCGTAAATTGATATACCAGGTATGTATGCAACACCACCGGCACCACCACCGCCGGTTGCGGTACCCGGAACAGAACCGCCGCCAGCACCAACTAAAAGAACATCAAACGTTTTATTTTGCGTACTGTAAAGAGTTAATGTGCCATTTGCTGTAAAGGTGTGTATTGTATATAAACCATTCGCATTCGTAGTTACGGTACCGCCGGTTACTTGAAACTCTGGACGTGGTAAGTTAATTAATAAATTTGGACCTATTGTGATCCCTGATGAGAATGTTATCATTCTGGGAAATTTCTATTAACTAGAATCTCTAAAATCTCTACCACTTGTTCGGCGGTCATAGTACTATCGTCTGATAACCTATCTTCCAATGGAATGATGTGCCATGTCCAACCAGTAGTATCACCGTTATCAATGAATTCATGCCACGCAAATAAACAAACTTCTTCTGCTGGCCTATGTTGTATCATACCACCAAAGGTGAATTGAAAAGTTTCATGTTCTGGAAATTCAAAATCTCTTTTTGCCGAATCTTTATGTATATAAACGACATAAGACTCCATGTTCTCATTACCATGTTCTGTATATACATATTCACCATCAACTTCGGTCTCTAAGTCACCATAACCGTCAAAGGCCATTTTAATGGATTTGATAGGAGAAATGTTATCACCAATTTCTGGTTCTAGAACCTGAGTCCTATTTTCCAATAGTTTGATTAGATTAGATTCAAATGCTTTATAATCGTATTCCATCTTATACCTCTTTGTAAATATTAGACCAGATTTTCAGTTTCTCTTTTTTAGCAATTCTGGCTGCATTAATGTTACTATCAGAAACTATACATTTCTCTACCATAATATCAATCATAGCCAAAAGGTCACCAATTTCTTCTTCCAAGTTTTCCATATTACTTCTCTTAGTAACTGGATGTACAGAATCAAAACCGAAACGGAAAATCTTTGAGATTGCCTGTGTTACTTCAGCACATTCTTCTTGTGCAATACAGAAAATCTCTTTGGTCTTTTTATCCATTAATAACCTCATTCAACAAAATCTGGTTGCCATCACCACCTTGTACGAAAGATTCAGCCAAACCCTCAGCTTCATTTTCTGAACGTACAGAGCTTCGTTGAATAACCCTGTTTTCAACATACATAGTAACTTCCCAAGCATCAAAAAAAGGATCACCACCCCGTCTTAATCGGGTGACAGTAGCTTTTCTACCGGATCCATAATATTCTGAATATATGTCACTACCCATATTCATCTCCTTAAGCAATTAGTTTAATAAATCTGTTCAATATAACACGGCTACCCATCCGGTTACCATTATATTTAGTGAAAGCACTTGCAATACCACGATTAGTAGCATTATCTTTCACTTCAAAAGATGTTTCTTCATCAGTATCTAGGCCAGCTGAACGGAGAATATAATACTCATCATATCCTGTTGTTTCCAAGACTGTAAACTTATCTTTACGGAAATTTGCCTTCAATACTTCTTGGTTCGATTGTTTAGGAAACCATTCATACACTTTACGATTGAAGTCACGGCCATGACAGACATAGAAACCAATAACATTAGATTTGGTTCTGGCTTTCAGAAGCCTAACCAAAGCATCAGTTTGATTCTTCATATCAACATCAACCACTTCTTCAAATCTTGTGATTGGATCACGAATCACCATTTTTTGACCTCTTACAAATATTGGATATAATGAAGAATCATAATACTCACGGAGATTACTACCCTCACCATCAGTCAAAAAGATTGTGTTTACAATTTGTAACTTGTTGGCTTTCTGGAATTCAGGAACAATTGACATTGAATGAATGATTGCTTCGTTCAAAGGAGTACCAGACATAGAGAACCAAGATGGTGTTCGACCACAATAACTTTTACCAAAACCCGAGATGTATGCCAGAGCAGAAGCTGCATATGTAAATTCAGAATTACTCATTCTACTTGAAAGAATGTTAGCCAATCCATACTTATGCAAATGCAAGTCACCAGTTTTTCTTTTGACATTAATCATCTTTTCAGGTACAGTATCTTCCAAGAAAGAATATACTTCAAAAGGAATATTGACTTTTTTACAAAACAAAGCCAAATTAAAAACTTGTTTCATAGTGTTACTCATATGGTCAACCATAGAACCAGACCAATCAAGGAACATAACAAGTCCGTGTGATTTACCACCAGGAACAACAGTTATCTTCTTAAAGATATCTTCATTGAAATTATAAGAGAACACCTTGGCCATATTGATTTCACCAGTCTTTGCAGTACTGGCTCTTTTCATTTGGTCGGCGTTTTTACGCAGTTCGAATTCTTTAACAAGATAGGAAACTACCTTATTACTCTCTTTACGAAACTTCATGTATTCTTCAAGATTAATCTTATTGTAACCATCTTCATCTGCTTTGTAAAACTTCCACAAAGCTTTATGGTCAAATACTTGTTTAGGATCAATGTGTGGAATGTTCACATAAGCATATGATGTTGGATTGCCATCAAATAACAACTTTTCATTTTCTTTGTATGCTTCATCAGTGTAAGAACGGATGTAATCTTCCAGTTCTTCTTTAAGTTTATCAAGATATTGGGATCCAGAACCACGGTTGAAAGCAGGTTCATCACCTTCAACTCCGGAAATACTATCTTCAAACTCATAGGTTTCTTCTTTAGTAGAATCACTATCTCCGTCATCTTCACCAAAACCATCACCAAACATATCAGTGGTTTCGAAATCATCTTCTCCGAAATCATCTTCATCAGAAGCAGATTCTTCGGCCTTGTTCTTTTCACGTTCTTTTTGTTGTTCTTCGAATTGTTGTTTCATGTATTCGAAAATTTTCTTCGATACATCAATCACATCATCATAGGTTTCAGTGGTTTCAACTTCATCCAGCAACTCACGTTCAAAGTCTGTAAACTTGATACGCAAAGCTGCACCACCTTTGCAGTGCAAATTAATACGGTCGAGGAAGTTCATTTCATTGATATCATTACCTTTGATACCAAAGAAATCTCTTTCCATCAATTCACCATAAGCTTTGACAAAGGAGTTTTTAAGACCTGGATATTTGTTTTTGATTTTACGTTCAATGCGGGAATCTTCGACTACATTGGCTACATCTTTAGAAATTTTCAAGGCTCTAGCTTTAATCATTCCGTCCATGGGTGTATAAAGTGCATGGCCAACTTCGTGTCCTGTAAATAAGTCATACAGACAAGAGGAGATTTTCTTATCAAGCACAGGTAAAGTCAATACCCGTGTTTCTACGTTAAATGATGCGGTTTGTACTGGTCGCTGTTCTACTGTAAGGTTTTCAGTAGCCATCAATTTCGCCAGCAATGATTTAGATTCAATTAATTCCATAACAACTCCTGTGTAATAACTGTATTATATCACACATACTGTTAACAATCAAGTGGTTTGTTGTTCCGGTACAACATCTACTTTTTCAATATGAATCCGACCTTCTATAAGTTCAATATTTAAATTGTCACCGGCTTTCCATCCGGTTTCTTCAATTAATTCTGGAGGAAAGGTGAGCATGACGTTACCGGGATCTCCAGGAATATCCTGGAATAAATCCTCAACATTATATACTTTATTCATAGTATTCTTTCATTCTTTTGTACCAATCTTGGTCATCTTCCCATTGGGACATGACGGCCCATTTACGGGTGACCTCATCCAAAGATTTCCAGTCAATAGGCTCTTGCGGTTCTTGTTTTAGCTCAGTGTTTTGCGACATTTTAGTCTCCTACAACAGCAATTTGCGACAAAATTGTCTTTTTCTCATCTTTACGACTATATTTTACGACATTTTTGTGAGCTTGAACCGGCTTAATCGGTGTACGACACACAGGACGTTGTAGTTTTACAACAAAACTCATTTTCTTACTCATTTTAGCGCCTCATTCTTGAAATTTCTACTGCTTCTTCGCTGTTAAACACAGGTACAGCATTTGATTTGTGCATTGTTGCAATTCCCATCACTTTGTCACCAGTATAAATCTTTGGTGATGGCTTTGTAGCTACACCTAGGCCTGTATCTAGTGACGGATAACGTACAGTTTCACGTCCAGCAGGTGTAGTCAACTTATATAAAAATGTAGAAGTTGTTTTTTTGATATTTTTTGTGGATTCATGCGATTTTAACCATTGTTCATACTGTTCCCGAACGGATTTTGGTCCGAGTTTTTTCTTGGACTTTGGTGTACGCACATAAATCAACATAATATATCTCCTAATCGAATATGTTTATTATACTCGACTATTCACTGCATGGCAATAGGTATGTTGTAAAATAACAACACAAGATTAATTGAAGTGTCTATCTTTTTTTCTGGCCGGTTTCTGATAATCTTCATATCCTCTGAAATCATAATCTTCATAATTAGATTTCTTCCGTGAGGATTTTTGCTCATACTTCTTCTTTTTTCTAGGTTGGAAGTCCGCACCTTCTTCGTAATCATAATTACGAAATTTTCCAAAAACTTTAGACACTTTAACTAATCTCCTTATTTGATAATCTCATAGGTCGTAAATATAACGCCACGAATACGTGCTTCTGGCATATCTTGCATGTTTCTTTCTGAAACAAAAATTATATTTGATATTGGATAACACAATTTAACAAGTTTTAATAGATTGCATGAAGTTCCATCAAAATCATTGAATCTAAAAACTTCATCCACAAATGGAAAGCTTTCAATTACTTCCCTTCTTTGGTCATATGTGTTTTTTGCACCACCTCGACATAATTCCATATATGAATCTGAATGTACACCAACAATTAACCAATCACCTTTGGCCTTACAGGCTTTAAGTAATGCAAAATCAACATAAGTTAAAGGATCATACTCACCAGCTATAACAATTATGTTTTCTTTTTTTGTCATGGTAACATGTCGGGAAATGCCTCTTTTACAAATTTATAATCCAAGCCTTTAACACCTAAATCTTTTTGGAAGATACCAAGTAGTACTTCTGCTTCTCTAGGTTCAATTGATTCTAACATTTGAATCAACAATTCATTTCTACGTGATTCATTTAATTTTTCTGCTGTTGGATCGCCAACCATAAACATATACAGCCTACGAATCTGGCCATTTAAACTATCATGTGTAATACCAGGTAACATATCTGTTGGTACTCTATAATTTTCTGGTAATTCTTTTATTTTCCACTGTATAGTAGGATGATAGGCCAATCTCAACACATCAACTAACGTTTGTGTAAGATTTTTAGAAATTACATCCATACGTTCTTTTTTATTCTTAGCTAACTCAAATTCATCAAACACTTCATATAACGATTTCATTAAAATTCCCCAATAACATCTATTAAACTTTTCAGTTTGTTTGTAATCAAATAATCCAGTATTTTACCCTTAGGTGCTGGCTTCGTTTCTTCATAAGTATTTATAATTTTGGTCTGTATGTCACCTGGTATGTTTCTCAGGTCAATCAGTGTTTGGTTGCGTGAAAAACCAATACGTGCATTTTCATCTTCATAGTTACCATATTCTTGTGACATGAATTTGGTTAGTTTGGCCTCTGTCATCACCTTTTGACGAATTTCACGGACAAAGGTATCACTTGATGAAAGAATGTTTGGAATGCCATCACCCTTATCACCATGTATGATTTTCTCTTTCAACTCATCCATTGGATTCTTGGAAATAAGAAATTTCTTCTGTGCAGGATTGTATTGTTTGACTGTAAATTCACTTCGACCATTATACATTTGTAACTGTAAGAAGTCGCCATCACTTGAGATGATTAAAACGTTTTCGTGCATGATATGACGAGGCACAAGTGTACCAATGATATCATCAGCCTCTGCACCATCAACATCAATAACTTTATATGGGAAATTGTCTCTGAGTTCTTGCTTGAATTTGGTAAGCATATCAAAGATTAAATGCCAGTCGAGCTCGGACTTCTCTCTGGATTTTTTACGGCCGGCTTTGTAGAAAGGAAAGAAATCCTTGCGCCAGTATTTACGGTTGTCAGCACACAACACAACCTCACCATATTCTTCACGGAAGTTCTTTAGGTGAGTCCTGAGTATGTTCAGGACCATGTGTCTAATAAGACCTTCTTCTAATTTAACACCTTTTTGACTGGCAATTTGTGCCATCAGTCCGGCTAGTAATACCTGGTTAAGGTCAACAAGAATCATAATAACTTTCAGTTTAAGATATGTGTATTGTACTACATTGCTGCAAACTTGTCAAGTGCATCTTGGTAAAATTCAGGTGAGGTCGTGGTTTTCTTGGCAATGATGCCATACCAACCGTTTGGTATTAATCCAGAAATGTATTCTCTAGGATCCGACAATACCGCATCAAAGGTATCAAGTTTATCAACTTTACCGGTTTCCTCATCGGTTTGAAATAGTATTACGTGCCACCATGGCCCAACAAGTGTTTCTTCCATTGGTATTCCAGGATTTTTGTATATATTTGATATAATGTTTATCTCATCATCTTCTTTCATTGGTAGAAAAAACAATGCGTCATAATCCGCAATATCTTTTAAAAAATCTAGCATTGCAATCCTTTAATATGTGATTTTCTTACTCTGACCATAATCCATGAATTGTAATAGTCATCCGTCTCCAGAGCACCATTTACAAACTGTTCTTTGGCCTCAAGATAACCACATTCACCTTTACTTTTGCATAAATGAATTATTTTTCGACTAAACGAATCTAGTCCGTGTATTATAACATCTTTTTTCAATTCCTCGTTACTTCCGTAGTAAGTTTGCCAGTCTGAAGAAACTTTGAAACGTTTCTTCTTACCTTTTACTTGTCTAGTCTTTGAGGAGTAGAAAAACTTTTTACCAATGTATTTTTTGTTCGTCACACTGTTGGTTATAAGATACACAAATCCGTAGTTGTCACCAATTAAGTCTTCCGTAAATTCTTTATTTTCGTATATCCAGTTTAGTCCCATTTTTCATCATCATTGAGTTCATCATCCTCTATATATTCTTCTTCGGACAATGAATCAATGTGTTCGCCACAAAATGGGCAAAACTCGGGTAAATCTTCTGATACTAGTTCTTCCATATAATTTACCTCAAAACTAGATTCACAACTATTACACTCTGCTGTTATTTCTCTTGTTGTCATTTGATTTCCTTT